TTCTTAGTTGCTTCATGATTCCCGTCATATATTATGGTAGGTATCTGAACATTCCTAATAAATAGGAAATACAACTCAAGCTCTTCCATTGTCGGCAACCTATCAAATAGGTCGCCTCCAATGATGTGCATATTACACTCTTTTTCTAACTCATGAACCTGTTTGAAGAACATTTTATACCTGTTCTTCGCCCAGTCAACTGGGACATTCTTCTGCCCTAGTTTAATATGCCAATCTGCTGTGAATAGTATCATACTACTTTAAAATCCTACTTTGAATTCGTCTTCTAAAGATTCATCTACATTATCATCGCTACCTTTACGGATGCGATCAAGAAGCTCTTTCTGAGCGTCTGGAGTAGGTCGAGCCATTACTAGATCCATTGATTTAAGATCTTTGATAGCTGCTAACTCATCGTCTTCCAAAGCGCGAGTTTTGCACTTTAACGCCTGTAGTTGATACTCTACGTTGTATGCTAGAGGGCCAGTCTTGACTCGTTTAAAGGTAATATCCCAACCTGTCTCTACATCCGTAGGATCACCTAAGTCTTCAGCTGCTGTGATGACTTGTTCCCATAATTTTTTCTTCAAGTTTAGTACTTTAACTTGACCATCTTTAGGATCGATACACTGGGTAGCATAAGACCAACCACATTTAAGGTCAGGGTAATACTCACGAACCCAGTCTTTTTCTTTGTTAGTAAACGCTTCTGCGTCACGGTCAAAAGAAAGACACTCTAAAGGTAGATTTTTGTCGTTCTCGCCTTTAACCCAGTAAACATAACGTGCAAGAATATCACCAACGATACGAACTTTATTGTCGCCGTCTACGTACTTGTAAGAGTTGTTTGAGGATTTTTGTGCTGAACCTTTTTGCTTATTGAATGAAATTGCCATTGTTTTACTTTCTCCGGTGGGCTTCTTCGTATATAAAGTGGATTTGTCCATCTTCTATAAAAAGTAGTCTGTTTTGATTTATTAAGTTTATTAGTTGTGGAGCGTGACGCACACTCAAAGTCTTTTTATTAAATGCAATATAATCGGCTAATCTGCGTCTAGAAGCCAATGCAATATATACTGCTACCTCTTTTGAATCATACTTAAAAGCATAATCTAAAAGAGCATCAGGAGCCAATAAAAAGGAATCTCCTGAAAAGCTTTCACCCATATACTTGTACAACGGGTCGTACTTATTATAAGGTATCTTTTTCTTATGAAGCATATGGAGAATCTCTATCACGTTGTTAGAACTCCCCTCCGCTTTTTCGTAAATCTTTTTCCAATTAAATAAGAGCATTATTATACCAAATAATTAAGCGTTTGTCAAGAACTATTTTTTTAAATGTATGTGATCTCATAGCCTTCTTTCATATAATGTCCTATACGATTGGACGCTTGTCTTTTGGCAGTATTGCCCTTTAATTGAATGTCTACTATCACTGGCTGTACCTTTCCTTCTCTCTTTCGAATAACCCTACCCACCAACTGGGTTAGGAGGGGATCATTATTGATAGGAGTACCAAGGATAAGGCAAGATAGCACGTCGACGCTAATGCCTTCGCTAAAAATAGCTTGAGTGCCGAATAAAATGTTCTTGCTAGTATGTTTAATTTCATCTATTATCTCTTCTCTTTCCTCATGTGGGACGTCGCCCGTAACACAAACTGCTTTTTCACCTGCTAATTCGGCGCATACCTTCAAAAACTGGACACGATCGCTCACTACCAGCACTTTATGCCCTTTTGCGGCGTAGGCCGCAGCCAGCATAGCGACTGTGTGTATATATTCCTCGTTAGTGGACAATGCTGTTACACGGTTTGCCCAAGGTGTCTTGTTGCCATCCATAAATCTTACTTCGGATTGTACTAGATGGACTTTAGGAACCATATAGTTCTCTTTAGGTGGTTTATATACTTTACTGCCAAAGTAGTCTCTAAACACAACGTGTTTCCCATCTTTTCTTTGTATCGTGCCAGACAAACCTATCTTATATCTACAGTAATTTGAATCTAATAGTTTAGAAAAGGTCGGACTACTAACGTGGTGCATTTCATCTAGAATGATAGTGCCAAATTCTTTTCTTATCTTGTCTATGTTTCGGTATAAAGTCTGGGTATTGCCAATCACTATAGGACTATCAATTTCAAACTTTCCACTGCCTATAATTCCAGCCTTGAAACCATAGACTTTTTCTACTTCCTTTGCCCACTGATTGCGAAGAGGTACGGTGTGTACAATAACAAGAGTTTTTAAACCAAGTTTACCTGCCATAGCTAAACCTGTAAAAGTCTTTCCCCAACTGACCCAAGCGTTCACTATACAGTTGTCATCGAGGTCGTCATAAACCTCCTGTTGACTAGCACGTAACGGGAACTTAAAGTCAGGAAAGTCTGCTTTCGGCATTAAACGCTTATCGATTATCTCGTAATTAGTCGGGATAAGATCTGTTCTTCCTACTGGAATAGAGATCAAACCCGTTCTAATTATTGACATATTCTTAATAACCTGTGGAGGGTCACTAGGATTATGCGAGGCAATCATATACGTAAGCTCCTTATCGATCTCTAATTGCAAATCGATAGGAACTTCCATATATATTCTGTTGCTAATTACTGCTTTCATTTAAGTCCACTGGGAATAATTCATAAATAATCTCGCCGCATGCTTTGGCTAGTTCCATATGCTCTTTTTGTGTTCCGTTACCAGAGCGAATGTCAATATAGTGTATCCAACTACGAAGAGAGCCACTAACATATAACCTAGACTTTGTTAAGCCTTCTGGCAACAATGCTCTGGCTTGCTCTTTCGCAATACCTAACTTAATAGCAGCTTGGTATTGTTTTTTACACATCCATTCCACACGGCTTTGAATGCGAAACCATTCTGTTTGAATTTTTAAATCGTCTACTTCTACCGAGTTTTGACGATTCTTTTCATCTTGCATTCTGGCTTCACGTTTCTCAAACATATCATCAAACGCCTGGTCAGGGTTTGCATATCTCTGGGAAAACTCTTGGAAAGTGAAAGACCTATGACGAAGTAACTGTCTAGCTATATCTCTAGTAGTCTCTATTTCTAGGCACACATTTACCATCTCAAGAGGAGACCAGTGTTTATGCTTTACTAAGTACTTTACCAGTTTTTCACTTGTAGCACTATTATTCTGATTACTAGGGTTACTAACTCTAGCACAGTATGCCACAAGCTCTAAAGGAGTTTTATCCCTTGATGGAGCCGCACTATGGCTGATAATCTTAACCTTCATCTTCTACTTCCATTTTTGCAATTATGTATTTCTTGACGAACTCACTTCTTACGATGTCGTCAACCCCGAACTCAATAAAATCGAACTCTTCCATCCTTTCTAATACTTTTAGCCAGGATAGCAGCTCGTTACGTTTAAGATCACTTTGTCTAAAGTCACCGCAGAACATAATTCTGCAATTCTCTCCTACACGAGTAATAATAGAGTCTAGCTCATGGAAACTCATATTCTGGCACTCATCTACTATAATGCAAGCATTTCGTAGTGTTATACCTCGAATAAAAGAAGTAGTCATAAACTGCACTATATTCTTCTGTTTCATGATCTCATATGCATCACCTCTATCAAATAAATGTGTTGCCACATCTTTGTAGGGCTCTTCATATACTGCGGACTTCTCTTTCTCACTCCCCGGAAGGAATCCTATGTCTCTAGTGGGTACAGCGCTTCTAATAATAATTAGGTTGTCTGCAAACCCTTTTTCAATATCGTCATAAGCTAGATATGACGATATAAAGGTTTTACCTGTGCCTGCAAGTCCATGCAGTACCAGATTATTGTTTGATTCAAAAGCCGCTAACTGATTTTTTGTTAAAGGCTCAATCTCTTTTAGCCTCAAATTCATGTTTTGCGTCTGTTGTCCTCTATTTCGTTTTTTCAAACCTTTCTCCGTGTCTTTTTCTTTCGGCTATCTGAATATTCGTATAATATCCACGGTAGCCCAGATAAGTATAGTACTCCTGCAAAAGCCATACTAGCTTCTGGAGGTCTCGGAACCGAGAAAGGCGTAGAAGTATTTTCTAGCCATAGTAAACAATACTCATCTCTTAGCTCTTTCTTTTTAATTCTAGAGTATTGAAGCGTACACCAAGTACTTTTCTCGTAGATAAAAGGTCTACCCTTACTATCTATGAAAGTTTTCTGGTTCTGCTTTAATAATCCGTTAAAAGAGTCTATCTGCCGCCTCAAAGGAAACATAGCGGGGTAAGAGGTTTGTAACCTACGAATACCCAACGTGTCTCCTTTCATATTTCTATCGTCTACAACTCTTCCGTCCATGAACATAAGTCCATCGGAAAAGCTCCAATCGTCGTGGGGGAGAATATAAACAGGAAACTTTACATTCTTCACCCCTTTAAGGGTTATTACCACTATCTACTGGCCATCATATATAGACCTACGTTAGCAAAGGCATACCCAATATAAGTATATAGCATGGGCAAATTATTAAACTTATAATACTGCTCTAGGCCGACATATAAATATATGCCTCCAGTTAACGCTATTAATCCACCGCTCATTGTATCCACCCTAGATTCACCATGCCTGACGCTATAATGAAACAACAAGTAATCATATTAAATAAAACCCATATAGTGCGTACTATAGCTACTTTGTCCGCCCTCTTGTCGTCTTCAAAAGCCTTTGTACCCATGGCCTTACACCAAATCTTCCACATATCAGAGATATAGCTTTTCATACTTGCCCATCGAATAATCACCGCCAATCTCGAAGTCACAGCCCACAGGTGCACCCGGTATAAATATACCCCTATCTTGTTGAATGTATTTTTGAAGTTGCTCACAGTAATCCTCTATCTCATCATCTGGAACCTCTGCTAGAATACTATCGTGTACTAGAGCAAAGATTCTGCTTTTCATTTTCTTGGCTTTGATATGTTCGTTCATATCAATACCGCCCATTAAATTAATATCAGAAGCAGCAGACTGCACCAGAAAGTTAAGACCAGAACGAACGCTACTACTCGCGATACTGTTATCTGTTGAGGCGACATTTGGTAATCTCCGTTTGCGACCGAAATAACTATAGATAAACCCATTTTTCTTAATGAAGTCTTCGTTATTGTCAATCCATGCTTTTAATTGATGAAACTCATTGAAGTAATCGCTAATAACTTCTTGGGCTTCTTGTTTACTAAAGTATTTACCTGAATCTTTGGTAACTTGTTCACTGATTTTTGCAGGCCCAGCACCATACATAATGCCGAAGGTTACTGCTTTAGCTGCTTGGCGTTTATCGCCATATAGATCTGCTACTTCATCTACTGCACAAGGTAATCTAAATACTTTGTGTGCAATGGTTGAGTGAAAGTTACCGCCACTACGGAATACGTCCATAAGAGCTTTATCTTTTGCTAGTACTGCTGCTACATACACTTCTGCTGTTGTTAAATCCATTGCGACTATTTGGTGTCCTGGGGCAGCTTTGATACAACCTTTAACAGTAGGGTTGTCACGAGGCAGCTGCTGCATATTAAGTTTACCACTACTAGATAAACGACCTGATGTTGTAGTGTGTAAGTTAAATCCAGTACGTAATCTACTATCACGGTCAAGCTGTGGTATGATCTTATCAAGGTACGTGTTCTTGATCTTACCTTTCTGTCGAATGTCAATAATAAGTGCAGGTACTTCAGACTTTTGAGACAGCTCAGTTAGTACTTCTACATCGGTACTGTTTGCTCCTGTGCCGGTCTTCTTGCCTGTAGGCTGTAGACCGATAAAATCGAATAAAAGTGCTCGTAATTGCATCGTACTGTTAGGATTGAACTCTTTACCCTGAATTTTCTCGAATTCTGCAATCTTAGGGTTTTTGTACAACCCCGCTACGGCTTTATCAATGTCTACTTGCATAATACCTTGAGAGGCTGCTAGACGCTCTTGGTCAAACGGCACACCATTATCTTGTACATCTGTTAAGAAGCGGCAGCCAGGAATAAGTATATTCTCGTATACAGACTTGAGTTTAACATTGCCTAGTATTTTAACAAACTTTTCGTATAAAAGGAATGTACATACAGCATCTAGTGAGGCATATGTATACATAGTATCAAACGGAATCAAATCCCAAGTGAAGTCTTTCTTCAATATGCCAGTTTGCTTTCTGTAGTTATCCATCCAGTCATACATTGGCTTCTCATAGTCGCCATACTTAGTGTACTTTAGAGATAGCTCTTTTAGACCATGACGTGAGTTCTCATCAATGATGTAGTGTAACAGCATTGTGTCTTCAAAACGTGGGAACTTGAAATTGAAATGGTACTCAAAGAATGCAATATCGAACTTAGCATTGTGAAAGATAACTCTCTTCTTTGTGAATAGCTCCTGCAGCAACTCCTCAGATTTCTCGTCTAAGCAAGTGGTGTCTATGTATACACCTTCATCTGGTCGGTAAGATAGAGATAAGCCTAGAATATGACCATCTCTAGGGTATAGGCCAGTGGTCTCGGAATCTAGTGCTACGTAATCTAAGTCCCAGTCTATGGCTTTCTGGAAGTAATCATTAGCTTCGTCCGTATCTTGAATACCGCGAGCTACAGTCTCATCAATTACTACTTCTTGTACTTCTCCGTTGATATATGCAATGATACTATCTCTAGAAGAATCCCACGTGCTACGAGCTTCTGGTTTGAAAGCGAGCATGGCAGGATTAATTACAGGCAAGAACTTATCCTCTATGCATTTGCCAGAGTATTCGGTAACTGAATTAATTTTGGTAAAGTACTTTAATGCGTCAGATCCGACTAAAATGATCCAGTCATAAGCATCGATATCAATCTCAATATCGCAGTCCTTCTTTAAGACTTTCTTTAGTGTTGGGTCTGAGCATAGCTGATACTGGTCGAATTCAAAGGCGTTATCGAACTCTTGTTTGAAGCGTGTTCTACTTGGTTTAGTTTCTACTAATGCAACTTTAGGCATATAATTTTTCTCTTAGTTTACGTACTCGTTGTTCGGTTAATGCGCCAGGGTCGGTATTGTTTAAGTGAATGTTTCTACACACCAACTCTACCTGCTCACACATTTCTTTAACTTTAGATGCTGCTTGCTGTCCGGCATCGTCGCCGTCAAAGAAAATGTCTACACTGTCTATCCCTTGTATTTTTAGCATGGATAGCTTATCTGTATTTATATTCTTTGTTCCAAAACAGCAAACAGCATTATCTAAACCTTTATCGTGCAAATTAATCATATCGTATATACCTTCTACTAATATGATTGAACCTTGTATTGGTTTTACTACAGGAAATAATGGCATCCTTGCCCCCGCTGGAGTGATCATGTATTTCGGAATTCCTTGAGCCGTATGTCTACCGTTAAAGGCTACTATTCTGCCTGACATATCTCGTACAGGAAAAACGATTCGACCAACGTGATCTTTGTCTACACTGTTGAAGGCTTCGAATCGTTTGTAGGTTTCCGGTTTTATATCTCTCCAGTTTCCTATATAAGGTACCGCACTTTTGGGAAAAGACAAACCAATGCTCTCAGCGCGTTTTTCGTTTATACGCTTCTTTAAGAGTTCACGCTTTAATTGCAGTTGATTTGCCTTTTCCCCAAAATGCGTAAATAGATTACCTTTGTACTCACAACTAAAACATTGGAATACTCCAGTAATCTGATCTACCCGCATACTAGGGTTTCTATCGGGATGCTCAGGATTTATACACTTGACCAAGAAGTCTTGGCCTTTATATACATACTCTACTTTCTTGCTTTCTAGTAAATCCTGAACATTCATATTAGTAGTCTACGTTTCTTCTGGTTAATTCGTTGCGTATTTTTTGTTGTACTTTTGGTACTGCTCTCGCTAATTCTTTTACTAGCTCTGTTGTAGAGGTAGTTTTCATATAGAAATGTTGAACAGTGAATTTCTTACTTTTACGGTCTAACAATACTTTTTGCGAAGGTTTGAACTTAATTGGCATTTTACTTTCCTATATGTTTTATGTTGTCTAGTGGGATTACTTGGTACGCACCTTTATTGTAGGCAGGAGCCAAAGTATATTGTTTAGATACTTCTTTTTTATAGCTAGTGTCATTGTTACTTGCAACACCCATCATAGGCTGAGAAGGCACATATGCAGTCTCCCTACGGTAAGGTTCGGGCTTGGAGAAGGTTCTAGCAATAGGCTGTGTCTTTTTGACTTTTCTATGCGTCTTTCTTTTGCGTCCACAAGGCGTGTAATTAATACTTCCGCTTACTATCATGAATATACTCCTCTCATTTAAGAAAGATATTATATCAAATTATAAAGCAAATGTCAAGAACTATTTTGTTAGATGTCGTCTATGGGCTCGTCTGAACGATTTTCAGCATCCGCTTTCTCGTTAGGCGTAAGAGTAGCCTCAGGACCTATCTTCAAGGTCTCCCAGCACATTTTAGACGAAAAGGACTTCATGGATGCGGAGCGCATCTTCACACAGTTCAATGTCATACAGTTATCTTCCTGTTCCCAAGTTTCTATCGAATACGCAGCATCTGCCGCATCTAGGATACCTTTTGCAAAACGGGCTTCGCCACTTGCATCAGTTTGGTAAGGTGAGAATACTGGTATTTCAAATTCTTGTGCCATAGCTTTCAAGGCTTTACTAACTTCGATTTGCTCCGTCCAATCATATTGACCGCCACGTGAGGGTAGATTGGAACGCTTTACTTGGTTGATATAATCGACAATTACCACACCTACATCTAGAGTTTTAACCTTCTTATCAAGTTCTGCTCTGATCTTAGATAGTGTTAGAGAGGGATCATAAACTACATCCAGCTGTTGAGTCGGGAGGAGCTCACAGGTGGTAGTAAGTTCATGATGAAACCTATCAAAATCACGATTTTCTCTATACTCTTTCAAACGTTCCTGTCCTTTCTCAAAACGAGCTGCCCACCATGAAGCTACTTTCTCCCACTCAGGCATACTAAGATTCTTAGTACGTAAGCGAGCAAAAGGTATCTCCGTAGCGATAGCGCAGCATCTTTGCAGAATAGATCTGCTATCCATCTCAATAGTGAAATAAATAGCAGTCTTTCCTGATTTGAATACGTTATTCGCGACATTAGAACAGATAATGGACTTACCTGCCCCTCGTTTACCACCCACTAGGATTAGATCCCGTGGAGAGAACTTGATCTCATGATCATATTCCTCATTAAGGCCGAGAGGTAGATAATTACCAATATCTTCATCATCTTCAAACAAGGTAATACGTTGCATACTATCTTGTGGTCGTTCTAGGTCTACTTTATTTTCGACATCTAGTACGATCTGATGGAGATGACTTACTGATTCTTCTGCATCTTCAAAAGCTACAGAATTCTCAACATAGTCCTCAAGTGAGTTCAAGATCTCTTTTTGGGCGTACTCATTCTTGAGATACTCCAAAAGCATGAAGGCATCTGCATCCACCTCAACGGCTTCAATTGCATACAACTTCTCTCGAACCCCGCTATCGCGGATTTCAAACTTGAGGTCGTCAAATGTAGGCATTTTGTGATATTTTTCACAATGATGATCTATGATTCCATACAGAGAATGATACTCCGTTGGTAGATAATTCTTGCGACAGCTAGTCCAGGTCTCGAAGTCCTGTAGCTCAAGCACTTGCTTTATAAGAGCACTAGCAATATTCAATCAAAATTCTCCCGATTTGACATTCTAAAAAAGCCCCTGGAACTGGCCCAGAGGCTTATAGTTTAACAACTACTTATTAAGCAGATGCTTTTTCTTTCTTTGAAGCGCCATCGTAGTCAGAAGCGACCAAGCCACGGCGAGTAAGCATAGTTTTAACACCGCGTGCAGTTTTACCAATCGCATCAGCGATTTGCTCAACAGTCATACCGTCGATGTCATTAAGGTCTGCAAAAGGATCTGCTTTCGTAGAACCTTTAGTTTCTTTTTGCTTAGGAATTGCAGTAATCAATTCAGCACGTAATAGGCTAAGAGCTTTACCACGAACACTGTTTACAGATTTGCCTAAGGCTTCTGCGATTTCTTCAACGAAAGAGCCACCATTTACTAGCTCAACGAAAGTTACTTCTTCCGCATCAGTGTAAGTCTTAACAGACTCAACTTTAGGAGCAGGCTTAACGTGAGCAGTCAATTCCATTGACAAGATCTTGCCTTGGATTGATTTAGGTGAGTACGCGCCATTTTCGAAATGACCCGCGATATCAGCGTAAGTGTATTCACCGCTGTTATCTGTAACAAAAGAGGCTAAAGTAGCTTCTTGAGCTTCTGAGAACGCACGAGTGGCTGATGCAGAAGCTAGTTCTACGTCGAAACCCATCTTGCGAAGTTTGCTAGAAACTGAGCGTGGGCTAGTCTCTAACTGATCTGCTGCTTCTGCAACAGTAGATTGTGATACAGGTGACTCGTCACCGATGAATGCTGTTAATTGAGCTGTACGCTCGTCTGTCCACTTAGGAAGTGCCATTTTTAATTCTCCAAGAATTGTTGTAGGTTAGTTATAATTTGTACGCCAGCGTCTCTGGCTTTTTGTGTTTTTTGAGACTCTATACCACTCTCATTAACTAGAATGGTAACATCTCGCGTCAAGGAAGCCTTAATCGCGTAACCGTTCTGTTGTAGTATCTCTGAGGCTTCAGCTTTAGTTTTATAAGATTTTAACTTGCCTGAGATACATACTACTCCTTTCTGGTCTAGTACGACTTGCGGTTTCTCGAACTTGAAAGAGAACGGATGATCTAGTAGCGCAATGCCATTCTCACTCAGGTATGAAAGTAAGTTATCTGTTGCCTTTGGGCCTAAGCCTGCCGACTCACAGGTATCTGCATTAATATCGTGTATTGTATCGCACACAGTTGCTAATTTTTTAGCTGCTGTGTTGCCGATCAAGGGAATACTAAGTGCAGGAATAACTACATTCATAGGCACATTCTTAGATACTTGTAACTCAGCGAAAAGCTTTGCACCAATCTTCTCAGATTCTAGGAGAGACACCAAGTCATCTTTAGTCAGCAAGTACAACTCTTGTGAAGTTGTGACCCCTAATTTCTCGATAGCTTTTGGTCCAAGCCCTTTGATCTTGAGGGTCTTTGCAAAGTGTTCTAGCTTTTTGTGAAGTTTTGTACCGCAGGATGTGTTTTTGCAAAACAAAAGATTATTTATGACTACGATCAGCGAGCTACACGAAGGGCAGCTTGTCGGTGGTTCAATGTATGTCATATATGATTCCTTAATTTTGAAAAGATATTATATCGTAAGTTTAAGGTAAAGTCAAGAGTTATTTTTTTGTGTGTCATACGCGTCTGACGACTCTGGGGATGATCTCCCCTGAGCGAATAATTTCTACGTCACATCCAATCTCTAAGTCTAACTCTCTGATGTAATCTATATTGTGAAGAGTGGCTCTCGATACAGTAGCATCTCCTACCAATACTGGCTCTAGTATTGCAACTGGACTAATAATACCTGACTTACCTACTTGCCAGACAACATCTAATAGTTTTGTAACTACACCTACCTGCTCTTCCTTGAGAGCAAACGCTCCACGAGGATGCTTAGAAGTATAGCCCATAGCACTAAAGTCATAGTTATCATTGATACGGTAGACAATACCATCTTGCGGAAAGCCTGCCGTCATATGAGTATGTACAGTGTTGAAGCCTTGAAGGGCTAACCGATCCATATCTTCTGTCCAGGTTGATAAACCGTTATCACACTGCAGCCCGTAGGCGTAAAAGTAAGTAGCCCTGCTATCAAACTCTTTGGTACACTTGAGGTTCAGTGACCCCGCAGCGTAGTTACGAGAGTTTTCAATATTATCAGGAGCTACTAGCTCGCCAGTGATCTGTACTACGCCACTTTCTAGTATTTGTGCAGGTACTCGCAGAGCCATTTTATCTGTAACATCTCTACCAAAGATACCATCGCCACGCGTAAGAGCTTGAGTAAACTCTCCGTTAATGTAAACTAGAGACACAGCAGCACCGTCAAGCTTAGGAGAAGCCACAACGTCTTTACCTAGTACATGAAAGGGCGGGTTCAATATATCGAAACATTTCTGCAAAGAATACATCTGGAACAAATGACGAACGCCATCTGTAGGAGTATAACCAACATCATCATAGTTAAAAACACGAGACAAGAAGTCCCACTCACCGTCACTGATGATAGGATTACCTTCGAAATAAGCGTGTGCTGCTTTGTCTAAGAACTTCTTCATTACTTGCCTCTTTCATTAATTTAGATAAGTATTATACTTAAAAAATAAGGAAAAGTCAAGAACTATTTATACATATCTTCTAGCAAATCACCAAAGTATTCCATGATAACTTCCTTTGATTCGGCTAGGGATAGTATCTCGGTAAGCCCTATGAAGAGCTCCCTAGAGTTTATGAAGTCTATAGGCATAGTTATTCCTTCTTTGGAAGGCTGCCATTCCTCTTCAAAGTCCATATAGTATTTTCTTAAACTAAGGTATTCTATTCCACGAAAGGTACTTACGGTTAACCTGACTTGTGTTTGCTTAATAGCGTCAAGGTGTATGATTCTCTCATACATTTCAGGTGCTTCATGGAGTTCCATACTACGTCTCGTTTTTAAGTATCGCTGATAGGGGTACTACGGTGGTTACGCTTCCTGGTTTAAGAAGTCGATATGAATCAGTATCCCAACAAAAGAATAGTAGACTACTATCGGTCTCCTTCGCTCTGTTCTTCTTACCTTGTATATAAGGGGTGGAGAAGTCTAGAGTACATACATTATATTTTAACTTATTTGAGTTTTCACTTCTATAAGTAATTACTGCGTCACCATATTCGGTGACTTTATCCTTTAATTCTTGCTTTTTCACTTGAGCTCCTTTGGTAGCATTGGGCAACAATAATTACTATGTGCATACTCTTAGGTCGTTTGTGAGGGCAAAGAAAAAGCCGGAGAGACAATACTCCCCAGCAATTTCAATTAAGTAAACTACTTAGTCGGCATTCGCTGTTAATACTTTTGTGAAGTACTGAGCGGCTTTACCAGTCAATTTACTTACTACATCTTCGTCAACTTCCTGTCCGGCATCAGTGATGGCGGCAGTAAGAGCGTCTTGAGCAGCTTGTTTAGAGACACGAGTGCCTCCAGTAGAAGCGCCACCAGATGCTTTTGCAGCAGGAGTTTTCTTAACATAGACACCAGCTTTAGTAAGAATCATACGGACACCATTAGGCGACTCACCAAGATCATCGGCGATTTCTTTTACGATTTCCATGCTAGTTTCTGGGGTGGGGTTGGCAGCTTCGTATAACTCTACTGCTTCAGCTTTAGATTCATCAGTCCAAGGCATTTTTCTGTTCCTTTTGTTTGGGTTATTGTAGCCTGGGCAAGTACCCAGACGGTTAAGTTGTTGGTTGTAAAATCGGTCTCCCAATTTTTATTTCCTTTCTCAAATTTTGAAATGATATTATAGAGTATTTTAAACGTAATTGTCAAGAACTTTTTTTAAATTGCTTCAAGCTTAATACCATGTTCTTTAAGATGTTCTAGCTTGCCTAGATCATAGGCTAAAGAATAAGCATAATAACCACCGTCAATATTAAAGTCATTCTCTGTTTGTTCTTTGACGTAGATGGAGTAAACCTTTGAGCCATACTTACTTTCATAGTCACACTCTCCCAGACCTTTGTGGCTTGCTATATGCCTAGGAGTCTGCTCTTCTTGTACTTCTACGATTGAATGGTATTTTGCTGACCATGCAAGCTCACCTTTCTCAAAAGTATCAGCTACACAATTCTCTGGCAAATATGCTACCTCTGCTCTCTCCTCTACACTGGAGGGCTTTGTAGGTACGCCCAGCTTATCTAAGATGGTTTTTACAAACCCCGCAGAGCGGTAAAGACCTTTTGCAATGTTAGTAACATTCTCACCTTTGAGGTACAACATAGTAGCCTCTTTAATCTCATAAGGGGCTGCGGCTTTACCTCTGTTCATACTCTTACGTTTTTCTTTGTACGCTAGGTTCTCTGCATGGTCGTTTAGTATTTTTGCTAAGCGAGTAGTGTTATACGAGATAGCTAGTATAGCGCAGGCTTCTTTCTTTGTTATGGGTTTATCTGCAGCAAGCAGGTCAGCAACATGTTGTATATTGCTAGTAGATAGCTTTTCGTGCTCTTTCTTTTTAATCCTAGGCATCTTCTTTTTCCTCTACCGTTGCTACAAAGTGTTCATCTTGATG